CCGCGGCCACTACCCGAGCCGAGCAGGCCGCGGCCGAACGCGACGAGCTGCGCGCCGCGCTGGACGCCGTGACCCGCGCGCTCAACCCCAACGATCCGGAGTCAGAGAAGGACCCCGCCGCGCTCGCCGCCGCCGTCGCCGAACGCGACCGGCTGCTCGCCGAGAACGCGACCGCGCTCCGCTCCGCGCGCGTCGAGCTCGCCGTCGCCCGCGTCGCCGCCGACCAGGGCGCCCGCGGCGACCGCCTGCTCAACTCCCGCGCCTTCCTCGCCTCGGTCGCCGAGCTCGACCCCACCGACGCCGGATTCGACGCCGCGCTCACGACCGCGATCAAAGCCGCGGTCGACGCCGACCCCGACCTCTACGGCGCCACCCCGACCGGGCCCCCGCGCGGGGGCGGCGAGTTCAACGGCCCGCCCGCCGGCGACCGGCGCGCGACCTCCCTGCACGACGCCGTCGCCGCCCGCCTCGGCGGCTGAATCACCTAGGAGAAACCTTTGCCCACCTCCCTCGCCGAGGCCCGCAACAACGCGGCCGATGACCTCGACGTGAACGTGATCGACGAGTTCCGTAAGAGCTCAGACATCCTCGACCGGATGACGTTCGACAACGTCGTTTCCCCGACCGGCGGCGACACCCTCACGTACGGGTACCGCCGGCTGATCACGCAGCGCGCGGCCGACTTCCGCGCGCTGAACACCGAGTACACCCCCGCCGAGGTCTCGACGCAGCGCTACACCGTCGATCTCGTACCGCTCGGCGGCTCGTTCCAGATCGACCGCGTGATCGCCCGCATCGGGCCGGCCGCCTCGGGCGCCGTCACGCTGAACATGCAGCAGCTCATCAAGGCATCGCGGGCGCGGTTCGCCGACGCCGTGATCAACGGCGACAAGGCCACCGACGCAAAGTCGTTCGACGGTCTGTCGAAGATCCTCACCGGCACGAGCACCGAGTACCTGCCGCTGAACAACGGCGTCGCGACCGGGTTCGTCGACTGGACCGGGATCACCGACAAGGGCGCCGCGCTCGCCGCGCAGCGTCACGTCGACGACTGGCTCGCCACCATGGATGACGCGCCGGATGTGATCTACGGCAACCGCAAGACCTTGTCTCTGTTCAAGACCATCGCGGCGTGGACCGATCAGCTCGACAAGACGACCGATGCGTTCGGCCGCCCGGTCACCGCGTACAACGGAATCCCGCTCGTCGACCTCAAGAGCAAGGCCGGCTCGAACACGGACGTGATCTCGCTCGTCACCCGTGACCCGGACGGCGCCGGCGCCGGCGGAAACGTGACCGGCCTCGGCGATCTCTACGCCGTCCGGTACGGGCTCGACGCTTTCCACGGTGCATCGGTCGGGGGCGGCTCGCCGCTCGTGAACACGTGGCTCCCCGAGTTCGACCGGGCCGGCGCCGTAAAGGTCGGCGAGGTCGAGATGGGGCCGGTCGCTCCGGTGCTCAAGGCCACCCGCGCCGCCGCCGTGTTCCGCAACATCAAGAGCGCGTGAGGGGGCGCCACATGACCACCATGCGCATTACCGCCCCCGTCGAGGACTTCACCGGCGAGGGGCCCGGCGGCGTCCCGTTCGTAAACGGCGTCGCCACCACCCGCGACCGGGCCGTGATCGGCTACTGCCAAGGGGCCGGCTACGCCGTCGAGCCCCTCGAACATGACCCCCCGGGCGACGAGCCCACCACCGAACCGGACGGCCCGCCAGACGACAAGTCGGCGGGCCGTTCTGCTGCCCGCGGCAAGCCGAGGGGGTGACCGTGTGGCGCGACAGCCCTACGCCACCCCCGAGGCCCTCGCCGCATGGCTCGGCACACCGGCACCGCCGGACGCCGAGCGGCTGATCGCCCGGGCCGGCGAGGACATCGACTCGGCGCTGCTCACCGCGATCTATCCCGTCGACGACGACGGCGACCCGCTCGACTCGACAATCGCCGCCGCGCTCAGTTCGGCGACGTGCGCGCAGGTCGAATACTGGCTCGCCGCCGGCGACGACGGCACCGGGGCCGCGGGCAAGTGGGACTCAGTCTCGATCGGCCCCGTCTCCCTGTCCGGCCGCGCCGCCTCGACCGCGGGCGCGTCCGGCGTCGAGCTCGCCCCGCGCGCCGCCCGCGCACTGCGCCGCGCCGGCCTCGAACCGGGGCGGGTGATCCCGTGGTGACCCGCGTCCCGCCCTCCCTGCTCCGCCACCGGATCGGCGTCGAGCCCTACCTCGGCGACGGCGCGTACGGCCCGACTCACGGGCCACTGATCGAGCACCCCGCGCTCGTCGGCGAGGCCGTGCGCATGGTGCGCGCCCCTGACGGCCGCGAGGTCACCAGCAGCGCGCAGATCATCGCCGCCCCGGGCCTCGACTGCCCGCCCGGATCGCGCGTCACCCTGCCCGACGGCCGGATCACCACGGCGATCACGACCGCATCGCACACCGCCCCGGGCCTGCCGGTCCCCGCGTCCACGGAGGTGATGTGCGAATGAGCCCGCAGCGCGCTCGACTCCGTTGGAACGGCGACGCCGTAACCGGAGCACTCCGCGACGCCGCGGCCCGTGGCGTACTGCTCGGCGCCGAGCACGTCCTCGCCGCGAGCAGGCAGCGCGTGCCGATCAACGAGGGCACCCTCGAACGCTCAGGCGCGACCTCGGTCGACGAGCAGCAGCTCGTCGCCGCGGTGTCCTACGACACCCCGTACGCGACCCGCGTTCACGAGGACATGACCGCCCGGCACTCCCCCGGGCGCAGCGCGAAGTACCTCGAAAGCGTGCTACCCGAGACCGCGGGCGACGTACAGGCGCTGATCGCCGCGCAGATCAGGCGCGCGCTGCGATGACCTACACCGTCGACCTGCTCGACGGTCTCGCCCGCCTGCTGCACGCCGCCGGCGTCGGCACCTACCGCACCGACGGCCCGTACGCCGCCGGCGAGACCGCGATCACCGTCGCCGCCCTTCCTCCCGCGCCCGACCGCGTCATCTGCCTGTCTGCCTACCCGGTCACCGACTCGTCGGTGCTCACCGACACGACCACCGGGATTCAGGTCCGCACCCGCGCCGGCGCCGACCCGCGCGAGGTCGACGCCCTCGACGACCAGGTGCACGAGCTGCTGCACGCGTCCGGACCGCACCGGTTCGGCGCCGTGCCCGTGCAGCTCGTCTATCGCGTCTCGGCCGCCCCGATCGGCGCCGACTCGGCCGGCCGCTGGGAGCGCTCCGCCAACTTCCACGTTCGCGCCCACCGGGCGCACCCCAACCTCGAATAGGAGGCGCCCACTTGAGCACCCCGACGCCCCCGGCCGAGACCGTAACCGCGCTCGCCCGCCGCTACCGCCTTGAGCTGGACATGGGCACCACACCCGGTACCCCACTTTGGACTCTCGTCCCCGGCGTCACCGAGTTCACGCCGAAGGTGGAGCCCACGCAGCAGGAGGTGACGACCTACGACGCCGAGGGCTGGAGCGAGCAGGCCGTAACCATGCTCGCGTGGAGCATCGAGGCCACCATCGCCCACCGCGCCCACCCGGTGACCGGCAAGTTCAACGCCGCCCAAGAGGCCCTGCGGAAGGCGTCCCGCTCGTTCGGCGCCAAGTCGTACGTGAGCGTCCGCTACTACGACCGCAACGGCGCCGATGACGCGCAACAGGGTCTCGCCCTGGTGACGTGGGAGCCCGACGGGGGCGGCCCGGATGAAGTCGACACGATCAAGGTCACGCTCACCGGGTCCGGCCCGCTCGCCGAGATCACCAACCCCGCGGCCGGCGGGGGCGCCCTCGCGGCCAAGACGGGGGGTGACGCGTAGTGGCGTTCGAGGAACTCGGCGAACTGCTCGACGAGTCGATCGAGCTGCCCATCGCCGGCCGCCTCTACACCGTGCCCGCGCCCTCGGCCGAGATCGGTCTGCGGACTCAGGCGCTTATCCATGCTGCCGCGGTCGCCGCGGACGGCGGGCGCGCCGACGAGCAGGTGCTCGGCGACGCCGCCGAGCGCGACCTGTACCGAGACGTACTCGGGCCCGCGCACGACGAGATGATCACCGACGGCGTGAAGTGGCCGACGCTCAAGCACGCGGCGATCACCGCAATGGTGTGGATCGCGCAGGACAAGGCCGCCGCTGAACGGTACTGGACTGCGGCCGGCGACCCTTCTCGTCTGGCCCCGAAC